CATTCGTATCATTCGACGCTGAAAAATTGGAAGGTTCATTGACTCGCTTGCCAGAACGCGACGAAATCAACCCAGAAATTAACGAAGCACTTGTCGTTGAATTCTACAACAAAATGTTGTAATATTTTATTGAATAAGATAGGCTGTAAAGCCTTGAAACGAAGCACTTTAGGCCTCTATCCTAGAGTGCTTTTTTTGATTTTACTACCCTTTTAGTTACCCATAACTAATTTTAGGTATAGTAATAGGGTAGCCCAAAAATGGGGCACCCTTATTATTTATAAATTGCTGATGGCTGCCTCAAAGATTGAGACGGCTTTTTTGGCTCCCTCTTTGGTAGCATGGACATAAGTATTCAAGGTCATTGAGATATTAGAGTGGCCTAGCCTATACTGTAGATCTTTCGCCTCTATACCAGCGTATAGCATGATTGTAGCGTGAGTATGTCGGAAACCATGGAAACTAATATCAGGAACGCTAGCAGCTTTAAAGTGACCTTGTAGCCTTTTTCTAAGTAAGCAAGCGTAGGCGTATTTTGTAGTAAAAGGAGTAAAGACAATACTCTCAGACCGTCCTAGTTTCCATGACTGGACTTGTTGACGTTTTTTATATTGCTTGAGTAGGGAAACCGTAGCTTTATCAATGTCAATTTCTCTTAGACCAGCTTTAGACTTAGGTGTATTTGTTTCCTGGTATCTATTCAGAGTCTTAGAAATGCTGATAATGCCTTTTTTAAGGTCAATATCAGACCACGCAAGAGCTAAAGCCTCTCCTATACGGCAACCAGTAGCGAGTAAGGTTTTATAAAGGACGTAGTCAAAGAAATTTTCATAACTAGACTGATCCAAATCTTCCAGGTAGTCTAAAAACTGTTTTAGTTCCTGGTTGCTGAAAAACTTTACCTTATGCTCCTTATTTTGTTGCTTACGTGGGATAATGACATCACGCGCAGGGTTATGCTGGATCACTTGCATAGTCACTCCATACTGGAGAATACGGCGGTTTATATTGTTTAGAAAGCTATAGTTTGCATACGCTCCTTTTTCGCCCTTATTGGCCTTGTCAGCCCATTTGTTGACTTGCTGCTGAATGATAGGAGTAGTGAGCTTGTCTAGCCTGTAATCGCCGAATACAGGCAAAATATGAAGTCTTACGATCCCCTCCATGGATTGCTGGGAGTTTGGCTTGATTGTATTCTTGTAACTCTCCCACCACAAAGCGACCAGCTCCCTATAGGTTGTGATGGTCGGTTTTTCCTTTACGCTATATCCATTAGCTGCAAAAGCATTGACTGCCTCCCTGGCTTTGATTTTAACGCCCTTTTTAGTGTTGGCCGTGACTGTTGTCCTAGCCTTTTTCCCTGTAAGTTTATCAACGCCTAAATAAACACTTGCACGGTACACTGTAGCACCGTTTTTCTTTTTGTATTCTGTAATATTCATAGTCATACCTTTCTAACATCAGTAAGCAAGTATGGGATTTAGTTAAGTATTTATGAATATTGTTTTTATATGGCGCTGAGAGTTACGAGAATAGGCCTTTTTTCGTTTGTTTTAGGTGTTGTTTGCCTTATTGAAATCCTCCAAGGCTTTTAGATCTTTAGCGTAAATCATTAAACGTTCTTTATTATAGTCTGTTAGATTTCTATATATACTAGTTAGCTCATTTTCGTTATTTTTATCATCCAATGGGTCAAAATTAGTAACGTGTATACCTAGAACTTCAGATGGTGAAATTTCAAAGAAGTCTCCTAAAATTTGTAACTGCTCTTTGGTGTAACCTCTTTTTTCCGCTTCCCAATCTTTTACGAGTGATAAGGGGAAATTTAACGAAGAAGCTAACTCTTCCTGAGTTATACCTTTAGTCTTCCTTAGTTTTGCTAATTGGTCCTCATAGACTATGTATTCAGCTTTAGGGTCGTCGTAACCTAATAAGTATGAAACAGAGACACCAAAGAAATCGGCTAGTAATTCTGCCTTGTCTTGTTTTATCGAATGCTTATTATTTTCCCAATTTGAAATTGTCATTTTAGAGATAGCCTTTTTGCTATCGCCTAATTTATTATTTAATTCAGAAACCAACTCGTCTTGAGTAAGTCCTTTTTCATTTCTTAAGGCTTTGAGCCTGTTTTTTATTGTACTCATTTAATATTACCTCACTTAGATTATAACGATTTACAAAACTTTTGTAAAGTTTTTTTATATTTTCTCTTGACAAATAAAGACAAACTTTATAAAATGTAACCAAGTAAAGGAAATCTTTACAAACGAAGAAAGGAGAAAAAAGGATGGTGACAATAACCATAGCTCAAGCAAGGGCTATCCGAAGAAAGCAGGCTGATAACATGCTTACAAATCAAGAGGTAGCAAAGCAAATAGGAATTAACCCTATTACTTATCGCAAGGTTATTCAAGGCGGAGAGGTTAAGAATAGCATTTATCAGAAAGTCATGGAATGGCTGGCAGAAGATTATTAAAGCAACAAAAAAGCCCTAACCGACGACCAAATCAGCAAGGCTTTTCACTTAAACAACTAAAACCAAAATAGCAAGTATGGGATTTAGTTAGGTATTTATTTAATTATATCACAAAATAGTGATTTGTGCCCAGACGAGAGAGCGCTAACTCTTTAAACTGGTTCTTATTCATGCTTTCAATTTGGCGACTCAGAGTATGAATAAGAGTGGCAGGAAAGGCATTAAAAAGGTACTATGACTTTTTCCCAATTTTGGAAGAAAGTCCTGGAGCAACTATACAAATAAAACATAATGAGGTAAGAACATGAGTGCAATTATATTAGAAAATAGTATTTTTACGGTTAAGAAATCAGACTACACCCCTGAACAGTGGGAAAGAATGCAAAAGCTAAGAAATAGCGAGGAGCGAGCAGAGGCTAAACTTTCTCAACTCTATGGGAGGCGTGTAGCAACTGTAATTGTTTTTAATATCATTGCTACTTACAAGAATACTTTTAATAGATTTGCAGATACCTATGAGGAGGCTTGTGATGGCTTAGGTATTCTTGTTGTTAATGACATTATCACTAGGGCAATCAACGGTTTACCAGCCCAAGGGGTAGAGCGTAGATTGGAGGTATGTCATGAATGAACTAGATTTGACCAATACACAATCGGTAATCTTCATGGTGGTATTGATTGGCCTACTGCTTTATCTAAACCACCGAGACCGCAAAAAAAGCGCCCAATTTGAGCGAGAAAACCAATGGGCGATAGAAACACCTAGCGAGGATTTAAACCCTTGCTACGGGCGTTATATTCAACTAGCAGGCAAGCGGAACAATTAGAAAAGGGGTGTAATATGCAACTATTATCAAGAGAGGCAGAGCTTGAGCTACTGGAAAAAGTGGGAGATCACTTAGATAAAAGGCTTGAGCTTGAAAAACAGCATAACGACGGCTGGGACTTAATTTCTAGACCTGATTTACTAGACAAGTTAGGGATCAGTGGCACAACGTTGAATAATTGGGAAAAACACGGCTTAAAGCCTTATCAGTCGCCTTTTGAGAACAGTAAGAAGATTTATTACAGCAAGACCGATATATACAATTTTCTTGCAGTAGATTAGGGGGAAATAATGACAAAGAAAAAAGAACAATGGACGCCAGCCATCACAAATCTACGTAAGGTAATTGTGGACGGTGTGGAGCAATGGGTGGAATTTGAAACAGAGGGCTATGTTATTCCTGCCGGTCACTCTTATTATGACATCATCAGGGGAATTAACAAGGAGGTGCAACGGAAGAAAAATGGGAAATCGTAGAATGATAAGTAAGACAGTAACCCAAACTCAGAGATTTTTGCGGCTACCATTAGAGGCACAGGCTCTATATTTTCATTTAATTCAAAACTCAGATGATGATGGAGTAGTAGAGGCTTTCCCTGTTGTTAGAATGATAGGGGTTAGTGAGGATAGCCTAGGACTTTTGATAGTCAAGGAATTTATCAGGCCGCTTAATGATGAAATGGTTTATTTTATTGTGGATTTTCATGAGCAGAATACTGTTAGGAAAGATAGATACAGCCCTAGTATCTATAAGCATTTATTAGAAAAGCCACCTGAAAAACATACTGGTTTACCAATGGACAACCAAACGGAAACCACTGGTTTCCCCAATATAAGTCAATATAAGTCAAGTCAAGATAATCTAAGTCAATCTAGGTCAAGTCAGAAAGACGAGGACGAGCATGAGAATCCAATCTTTGAAAAATTAAAGTCGGCTTTTGGTCAAATGTCAGTCAATGGGACAATGATGGAAGAAGTGAGAGACTTGTTAGAAATTCATGGCAAAGAGTTAGTTATCTATGCTCTTGAGGTAACTATCCTAAACGCTGGTAAGTCAATTAGATATACCAGGTCAATTCTTTCAAACTGGCAAGGGTTAGGACTTAGAACAGTTGAGCAAGTTAAGCAGCATGAGGAGCAACGTCAAAAGCTGAAACAGTTACCTAAGCAAGCAGAACCTATTAGCCGTGAAGAATGGCTGAAAACACGAACAGAAGAAAACCCATTTTAGGAGGGTAAGCAATGGAAAATAAATTTGAGCAATATAACAACAGAAAAATTAGTGAAAAGGTATGTGAGGTTCACAAGGTCAATTATTGGCAAATATCAACACCTAAAAGAGGCAGTAAGGAACGAAGTATACAAGAGTTTTGTCCTGAATGCACAAAGGAGCTAATAGAGAGACAGGATAGGGAGGGAGTAGATAATAGCTTGAATGCTGAGACCTACCTAAAAACCTATAATGTGCTCATGCGAGACAGTACGATCCCTAGAGAGCTTAAAGAGGCTAGCTTTGAGAATTTCATAGTTGAGACAGCCGAGGAAAAGCAACTACTGGAGTTTGCTAGAGCGCAAGTAGAGAAATACCTGGACGGCATGACAGGGAATACCCTATTTACAGGATCCACAGGCATAGGGAAAAGCCATTTGAGCGTAGCTATTGCTAAGGCTATAAACGAGGGTTACAAAGCCAAAGGAGAGCCTAAGAGCGTGCTATTTGTCAATCTAACAGAAATCCTTAGGCGAGTTAGAGAGAGTTTTAATTCTACTAGCCAAGAGGGCTACTACTCAAGAATGCTGAAAGGGGTTGATTACCTAGTACTTGATGATTTAGGTATAAAATCGGACAACGCTAGTAGTAAAGGTAAATCAGTTTGGGAAGAAGAGTTTATTTTTGATATTCTCAGCAATCGAGATAAAACCATTATTACTACAAATCTAAGCAGCTCAGAGATTGCTAGCTTGTATAGTGAACGAGTGGCCAGCCGTGTCAGAACTGGCTTAGAGGGTAACTTTTTCAAGTCATTTACTATCAAAGATAAGCGATACTCAATCAGTAGCTTAAAGGCTAAAGTCGCTCAAAATTGAGCAGGTTGAAAAAAGTATGCACGGGGTGCAACTGCACCCTAAGCAAGGCTATTACTCAAAAAAGAGTAGCAAACAAAACTAATAACGGTTATACAGGAACCGAAGACTTTTCGACATATTTGTCGCTCAAAGATAGCCCTAAAATGGGTCAGCTTACAACTGTACCCGTTTGGACACTTGTTGTAGCCTAGTTATAACTACAGGCCAAACTATTTAATATTTACAGGCGTACCTGGAGGTACACCCGAGATAGAGGAGGTTTAATATGATACAAAAGACAGAACAGCTTAAAGATTTGCTTGATAGAGGCTTTGTTTTATTCTCAAAAAATGGTATAATTGAGTCAGCCAAGTTACCAGAGTTTGGTAGTCTAATCATCAAAACACAAGATGGTAAACCCATTCAAAAGGAAACAAGGCAAAAAGAAAAAATTTAGCTGCTGACTAGAAAACTAGAGGCATGATATAAGAGTTTAACTGCTCTTTGTCATGTCTCTTTTTGTTTTAGTCATAGAAAGGAGGGACTTTGGGAACAGGAGTAAAAGTAAAGGTAAATCTAAAAGGTATTGAGCGTAAAGTAACACCTATGGGATTAGCGAGAGCAAAAGAGGCAGTTACTAATCAGATGGTTATGGACATGCACCGTTTTATACCTAGGCGATCTGGAGAACTAAGAGGAAACTTAACTAAGGCCAATGGGAGAATAGTCTATAATGCGCCGTATGCAAGAATGCAGTTTTACGGCAAGAAACGGAAAGGGTTCGTTTCAGATAAACAGCGTAAGTTTTTCTTTGCGAATAAAGAGGAACTACTAAAATATAAAAAAGCCCCAGGAACAGGACCGAGATGGGATAAAAAAGCTAGCGCTCTATATTCTAAGGACTGGGAACAAGTAGCTAAAAGAGCGCTAGAATTGAAATAAAGGAGAATTACCATGACACTACAACAAATAAAGGCACAAATTTACAACCTAGGCACTTATAAGCAACAAAAGATTGAGGCTTATGGAAAAATGAAAAAAGAACTTTTGGAAAAAGTTCGAGATCAGGTTTTATATCAGTCTGAGGCTGAGCTACGCCTGGAGAACTTTAAAAAAGAGGCCGATCAGTACTCAGATACTGAGTTTGCCAATATTCTAGCTAAGCTAGAGAATTTTGAACAGACAGAACTAGAGAAAATTAAATCAGAGTACGAAACAGTAACGGCTGATAATGTTGCTGAGTTGAACTTACTGAGCACTATGAAAGTATCGGAACAGGAGCTACTAAGCTATCTAGAGAAATACAAGCGAAACCCATTGGCCATTAAGAAATTACATGAAATCGGAGCAGCTAACAACATTGCTTTACCTAGCTATATCCTGAAAGAGGATAGACTAGCTGAGCTGTTAAAGGTATTCAAGCAACATGCTAAGAGCTATCATGATACTCCAATCATTGATAGTAACGGTTCAGCAAGTGATCTAGCTTTCATGTTAGTTTTAGCTAGTGATGAATTAAATACAGCTTTAGAAACATACTCTAATCATTTTGATACAGCTCTAGGGCTATCTGAGGGCTAAGATAATAGTTATAAGCCTAATCAAGTAAAGAGTGGGCTTACATTATCTGACAAAAGTTTACAATTCCAGGAGGTAAAGAATGGGGGAGAAAGTCACACCCAGGCAAGAAAAGTTCGCTCTAGCTTTGATGACTTCCAATACAATCGAAGAGGCTAGGGAAACTGTTGGTATATCTAGAACAACTGTAAATAAGTGGCAAAGGGATATAACATTCAAGAGGTACTATAGAGAGCTTAGACTTAATGCAATGCAGCAAACCACGGCAAGGCTACAAGCTGTTAGCATGGAGGCGGTAGAGGTCTTACATAATCTTATGACAGATGAAACAGTATCCCCGTTTGTAAGGCAGCAATCAGCTAAGACTATCTTGGAAGTGGCTTATAAAGCTCATGAGACTGGAGATATTCTTGAAGTTGTAGAGGAAATAAAAGCGGAGCTAATCGAAGATGAATAAGCAGAAAATCATAGCAGACCTGAAAAAGATACACTCAAGACTCAGGGCAAAGGGAACTGATGAATTTGTAAGAGCATACTTTGATAGAAAGCGTAATCTATGGGCAATCCTTAAACCAGGGAATAACTTTGGTGAGGAGGTGGCAGAATACCTCACTGATGAACAATTTGAAAAGCGTTTTGAAGTTTTTGAGGGAACACTGTTTTATCATGACCGTAGGGAGTTTGAGTAGTGCTCATTTTTGGACACAACACTAATAGAGCAAGGAGGTACTAATAGTGAGTGCTGACGAGGTAAAAACTAAGCTAGAGGGCGTTAAGTGGATAAACAAGGAGATCAAAGGCTTATATTTGGAATTGGAAGCCCTGGAAGGTGGTATTATCAAAAAACCAACACTAAGCCATAGCAGGGTGCAGACAAGCAGAGAGAACAAGACAGAGAACAATCTTATAAGTGTTCTGAAGCTAAAAGAGGATACGCTCCAGAGGATTGAGCGCCTTACTGAGGAAAGAATGGAAATATCTAGGCTGATTGATAAGCTGGCCAATCCGCTTGAGCGTTCTGTCCTAAGACTTTTTTACTTGAATGATCTCGATATTTGGGGAGTTGCTGAGGAAATAGGTAAATCTAAAACTTCGATATATCAGGCAAAGAAGGCAGCTATAGAACACTTAACAGGTATTGTAAACGGGGATTGATTTTAAGAACCATAGAATGGTAAGGTTTTGGTGAGGTAGTAGCAAAAAAATGCCAGAAAAATACGGGATTAAATGTTTATTTTACTTGACAAAATTTGAAGAGTGGTATAAAGTAAAAGATAGAGTAGTTACTAGGGGGGCTTTTATGGAAAATCAAGGAATTTCATTAAGTCCTGGATTTATTAAACAATTATTAAACTATATTTCTTTAATTACGTGTATTATTACATTCTGTAAAACTACGGACGTAGCTACATTTACTAGCTCATCTATTCTTTTTATGGCAAACAATCTACTCACCTGTATTGAATTACCTCCTACTAAAATAAGCAAGAAAATAGGGGAACCATTTGTCAAAGTTGAAATAGTGATTATATTCTGTTTGATTTTTGGGAGTTATTCTTTTACACCTAATGATTTAATTCTCGCTGTATTAAAATGGCTAATTGGAATTTTTATGCTTTGTGGTATTTGTCTGGTATCATATATAAAAGGGCAGAAAGATACAGTACAGGATGTAAATGCTAGAGAAATCGCTAAGAAGATTGTACGTGAAGCCAATGATGAATATCATAATGATATGAATGAAAGAAAAAAACATTATGCTTTAAAAAATCGTGACTATATCGCAGGCACTTCTTATAAAAAAAATGGAAGGAAGAAATAAAAATGGGAGTTCAAGTTTTATTTATAATTTTTTTTATAATGATATGGTATCTTGCGTTGATAGTTGAGACTTATTCATATTTGAAAAAAAATAAGTTAGGAGTTAATTTTATAGGAATTATCTCTATACCGTTTTCGTTGTTTACATTACATTTAAAAATGTTTCATAAAGAAAAAAGTTTATCAAAAAAATTTAGATATTTAGCGTATTACTTTATAAATTATAAATTATCAGTAATTTTTCTTACTGAATTGCTTTTAGAAAATATTGCAATGACTGAAGCATTGGGTTATTCTCCATATCTTTCTAAGAAAAAAGCAAATGAGAGCAAAAAAACATTACTGGAAACTGCAAAAGATATTATTAAGTTACCAAAAACAACGGAAAGTTTTAGTGAAGTATTAATGGCTGCATGATTTTATAAAACTATATATCGAACCAAAATATCATTGTTGCACTTATACTAAATTAATAATTAAGATTTAGAGAGAAAATTTTATTTCTCTCTTTTCATTTTAAAAAATAACATCCATGTTTTAAAATTACAATAATGAAATTAGATAATAAAAAGCACCTATGACAGGTGCAATTTACTTGCTTACTGAACTCATCGATTTAATTCCCCTTTTAGTTACCCTTTATATTTTCTCTACTTATTTATAAGCAATAAACTTTTGTAGAAACAGGGCAAAAAACAGAGCAGGCTTAGGCCTGTTTTTCTGTACCTAATAATAGGAAGATAACAAAATGTTGTAATATTTTATTGAATCAGATAGGCTTTGGAGCCTTGATATTAAGCACTTTGGGACGCTCTCCCTTAGTGCTTTTTTACATTTTACAATAGCGTTTAAGCATACAACTATAAGTGTCTATATGTAACTAGACTTGTATAGTTTGAAATGATATAATAGTCTAAAAGGAGGTACCACTATGAATGTTTTAGAAAAAAACACACAGGTAAACTTTAAGACTAACAGAGACTTGTTAGAGAAGGCTAAAGCTATTATCACAGCGCAAAATCTTGATATGACAGCCAGTTTTAACTTATTTTTAGAAAATATTGTAGAAAATAAATCTTTGCCATTTGAAACTCAAGTAGATAAAGAAAGAGAAGAACTTCTATTAGGATTGCGTGCCGAAATTGCCCGTAGCTTTGAGGATCTAGAACATGGAAGGGCTTACAGCCTTGATGAAGTGAGGGCTAACCTTGGAATTTAACGAGAACGCATATAGCCTTATTATCTCCGAAACGGTACAAGAACAGCTAAGAGGTATTAAAGATTATATCTCAGCTAACTACTTTTCAGAACAGGCAGGAGCAAACA